GCTCTTACTTTGCCTTCTGTTGCTTTGATAATGGCGGGAATATATTTCACATCCATTTTTCCACCGCAAAGCCACTTAAGCACCGCTGTTTGGCTCACTCCGCAAGCTCTAGCAAGGGAAGATTGCCCGTTGCAAAGTGCAACTGCTTGTTTAATTCCTTTCATAAAATTACCTATAAAACTAAAGTTTGAAATATATTAATCTGAAAGTTTTAATATTGCAATAACTTTTTTGATGATATTTTATAACTTAGGTTTTAAACTATCACACTAAAGGAGAAAAAATGCCTGATTTATCTACACGCTTTAAAACTTTACTTTACGAAAAACATCTTTCAATGAATGCTTTTGCAAAGATGATTGGAGTTTCTCAACCAGCAATCGCAAAGATTGCAAATGGCGAAACATTAAACCCTAAAAATATTTTAGAAATTGCGACCGCACTTAATGTGGACCCGCATTGGCTAAAAACAGGTGAGGGCGACCCTGATCCGTCTTATCGCATTGTAGAAGTGAGCGAACCGCAAAACCCAAACACAGTGCGGATTGATATTTTGGACGTGGAAGCGAGTGCCGGAAACGGGGCATATTTAAGCCCAACCGAACAAGGCTTGCTTTCACAAGAATTTGATTTAACGTTCTTCCGTCAACAATTCGGACGTGCTGATGCAAAACATTTGAAGTTGATCACAGTGAAAGGGGATAGCATGGCACCAACCCTTGAAAGCGGTGATTTGCTTTACGTGGATATTTCCGAAAATTACTTTGCCGCCGACGGTCTTTATGTTTTCACCTTTGACGGCCAAACATTCATCAAACGCTTGCAAAAAGTGGGAAAAGAAATGCTCGTCATTTCCGACAATCCAACATACAAAGAATGGACATTCACGCAAGATGACGATGTATTTATCCACGGACGTGTTGTTTTCAGCATGCCGATGAAGTGGCGGAAGTGGTAGGAATAAAAATGGCAACAGAAAAGTTTGTTGTTTACATGAATGCTCACAAGGAAGTTAATGCATATCACATCACCAATATTGCCGAGAATGATGTTTACTTAATTGGCTATTGTCACGCTTATGGCAGAGTATTGACACTTCGTCATGACAGAATAATTCAAGAATTTGACAATATTGAAGATGCGAAACAATATGCTTTGAATGTCCCCGATGATAAGTTTCACCTTTACGATAGCTTAATCAATTCTCAAAAGCGGGAATTAAAGAAAAATCCACCTTGCCTTTCTGTTACGTTTTGTTTTAGTGGGTTTAAATCTGCAGCAAAAGAAGAGATGATACAACTCGCAATCGATCACAATTTGCGAGTTGTTTCAGATGTTTCCAGTAAAACGGATTTTTTGGTTATCTGTGAGAAGTCAAAAACAGTCGGCCCATCTAAATTAGCGAAAGCAGAAAAGCATGGTGTAAAAGTTATTTATGAAGATGCTTTTTTCTATATGCTTGAGACTGGTGAAATGCCTTGTGATAGTATTTGCCAGTGAACGAATTGGTAGGAGTTATAAATGCAAGATAATGAAGATTATTTATTTACATCTGATATGTTTAATGAATATTTAAACATGAAGAAGATTGGACCATATTGCCCCTGCTGTCGGAAAGACGTTTATCAATATAAATCATTTGGTATGGAACAACGTGCCACTGTAATCAAAGATGGTGAAATCCAAAAATCGCCTGATGAGAATGACAATGTTGGTTTAGGGTTTATTTATACGACCATTGATGCAAAAGGAGAAATGAAAGGGATTAGACAAGGTGCAAGCGGTGTGTTTCTTTTCCGTTGTGAGAATTGCGGATTCTTACGAACATTTGATGCGGAATTTGTGAAAATGGAATACAAAAGATTAAAACGTGAAGAACAAGATAAAAAGGAATAAAATAATGTCTAAACCAAATCATCTTTATGTTGTCCCTGACGAAACGCCACGTATTACCCCTGTTGGATTTGATGGAGGAGAACCCCCAATGTCTAACCTAGAGAAAAGAGTTGAAAAATTAGAAGAACAGCTTTCTAAAGTCAATACAGATCTTGAAGTGTTAAAATCGAATAATGCGACAAAAACCGATTTGCAAGAAATGAAAGTGGTTTTTGTGGAAAAAATTGGAAGCCAAACAAAATGGATAGTAGGAACCATTATAGGATTATTTATCTTCTTGCTTGGCGCCATGGGAGGCATATTTACTTGGTTAGTTAGCTAAAAATAATAAAGCGGTCAATCGACCGCTTTATTTTTTCACCTTTTTCACGTCCACTTCTTCATCTTCCACTTTCAATTCACATTCAATCTGACTGGTAAAGCCGCTATCTGAAAGATTGTGCGTCACTCTTGTGATTAGCCAGTTTGTTGCGTCAATTTCTGCTTTAAAGCCTGAAAGCTCAATCGGCGTTTCTGGCATTAGATCAGGTTCACCAAAGGCGAGACTAAGGCTAAATGTTGCCACGCCACGTTTTAGCTTATCAAAGGCGGATTTGGCGGCAGTAATGGCGGTTTTTTCGCTTGCGTAGGTGTGTCGCAGTGATTTTATTTGAGAACTGTCACTTGTAATGGGTTCTTGTTGCTCAATTTCGTTGTATTTGCGTTTGCTTAATCGGCGTCCTTTCACTGTGCCGTTTTTCAGCGTTCTGCCTTTCGTCATACGCTGTTTTTTCACAATCTTAGTGTTTTCATCCACCGTGATTTCGCCACGCTTGCCGCTGTCCGTATCGTGCCAATACGCCCGCACGGCTTTGTAGTTTTCACTTTCGGCAATAGAAAAATTGTAGCTGTCGCCATTCTTGCGGGTGATTTTCCGCAGTGGAATATCTTTCCCTGTGGCTGTTTTTCCTTTGCCTAATGGCATAAATAGCAACGTCCCATTTTTCACCGTACACATTGCCCCGTGTTCTTCCGCAAGGCGTGTCAGCAAATTAATGTCGCTTTCGTTGGTTTGGTCGATGTGGTCGATTAATCGGCTTGCAAGCTCTTTCGCAACTTGGCTTTTGAGCTTGTTTCCTTGTGCAATTTCGTTGACGATTTCGCCCAATTTCTTTTGATGAAATGACCGCTCTTTCTGTTCGGTGAACGAGCCTTTTAAATCTGCCGCTCTTGCGCGAATGGTTAGCCTGTCGGCTGAATTTGCTCCGCCAGAAAACTGCACTTCATCCACTGAATATTTACCTTTCTCAATAAGCGGTTTTCCTTTCCAACCCAGTGCAAGGCTGATTATGGCATTGCGTGGCGGCAATGCCAGTTTGCCGTCATGGTCGGATAATTCTAAGTCTAGCGTGTCCGCTTCCAATCCGCGATTATCGGTTAAAGACAAATTGATTAGGCGGCTTGATACCACTTGCGTGATGTCTTGCTGTTTGTTGTCTTTCGTGGTGATCACCACTTTAAAAGCGGGTGTGCGGTGATTGTCGTTAAAATCTAAGCCTAACATTACAGATTACTCATTAAACTGTCTGCAATGGCAATCAACATCGGATCGTCAGTGCGTTTAAGGTTCATGGTGAAGTCAATGGCACGGGGTGCGCCATCGCCAAAGAATTCCGTGCGGGTTTCTTGGATGTTTTCAATCACAAAAAAGCCAATAATCTCAAATGTTGCACCATCAATCAGTGGAAAGGCACCGCCACTGTCTGCCATTAATTCCAACGCTTTAATGGAAAATCTGCCGCCCGTGATTTCGGGGATAAGTCGCCCGCCTATTGTCACGGTTTCGCTTTCCTTTCCGGTGAATTGTGATTTCGGCATTGCGCCCACAATCGCATTAGTTGGATGTCGCCACGTTGATGTGCGGTCTAAGCTTTGGAAAGGCACAGTTTGCCGTGTAAAAACAAACATCCCAAGTGCGGCCAAGGCAAAGTTTTGAAACATGCTAGAGTTCCTTTACGTGTAGTTGGATAAATGTCAATGCAATGGCGATGGCGATAATCCAACCCCAACCATTAACGTTGTGATACATCAAAAACGTGGCGCAAACTGTTGCGGTGATAATTGACAAGAAATAGAAAAAGAAGATTAAAATCGTGGCCATAATTATTCCTAAAGAAAAGTGCGGTCAAAAAATCCCGTGATTTCTGACCGCACTTGGTGAATTAGCGAAAGAGAAATGCAATGCCGAAAATCACAAGCAACCAAAAGACGATGGAAAGAATAAAGATTCCACGCCACACAATATGCCGTGGCATATTTAATACATAATCAATCATTTTCTGTTTCATTTCGTTCCCTTGCTTTTTCTCGCCATGTCATTAATTCGGCAAATGTCATTTGCTCAAATGCTTGTGGTTGCCAATGGAAAATGAGTGCAATGTCCGCCATGGCATCTTCTACCGTGGCGGCAATCATTATTCGGTCGCTTCCGCTTCCGAATTCTTCCCTAAAAAACCGACAGCCACCGCCGCAAGCTCGGTGAAGTCTGCCACTTCCATTGTGGAAAAGTCTGATTTGTGCAACACAGGATTTGTCACGCGAGTGAGCAACACTTGCAATGCGTCCACGTCCATTTGCAACACGTCAAACATTTTCAAGCCTTTTAATGCCGGCACGGTTGGTTTGTTTACGGTGATTTCGGTGATTTTAGTTTCGCCACGCACAAGCGGATTCGTTAATGTGATCACTTTGCTGTTTTCGTTTTTCATTTTTTATACCTTTAAAAATGCCACGCTTAAGCGTGGGGGAGTGATTTAATAAAAGCCCCTTGCGGGGCTAGGTGGTGATTAGATGCCAATCGCTGAACGGTGTTCAGCCAAGCGGTCAGTGCCGCCGACAATAAAGATTGAGTTGAGTAAATCAATCTCGACCAAATCTTTGCCGTTTTCGATGATTTTGTAATAGGTTAATGGCACGGTGTAGCTTTGTTCAGTGTCATCGCCTGATTTACTTGTGCCGTTGTCAATTTCGCTGAAACGACCACGCATAATCAATTCAATGGCGGTGACTTCTTCGGTGTCGTCTTGTTGATACGCACCCGCAAAGCGTAATGCCGAACCGTCAATTTTTCCGCCAAATTCTTTAATGAGTTCGGTCATGTAACCGCCCATTTTGAATTGCGCTTCCAAGCCTTCCACGCCTAAATTCACTTTCACTGGACCAATCATGCCGCCTGCACGGTATTCTTCCAGTTTCATTGCCAATTTAGGTTGGGTAATTTCGGTGACTTGGCCACGGTAAGAATTACCGTCCGCCAAGAAGTTCATGAGTTTTAATTTACGTGGTAAAGCCATTTGTTATGCTCCTACTTTGGCAATCTCTGCGGCGAATTCCACAAGGTATTCATCGCTGATGTATTGGTTAAAGCCTAATTGTTCTAATGGCGGAACAGGGCAGTAATCATAAGACACAAGTAATTTTGCATCTTTCAAGGTTGCGGCAGTGTTCAATGATGAATTGATAAATGCTTTACCGCCGATTAAGTAACCTTTCGCCACATACTCACGCCATTTCGCATTGATCGCTTCCACGATTTCTTTCACCAACATCACACTGATGTTTTTATCCACGGCCCAATCAAATGATTGTGCGATGGTGTCTTTCAACACTTGTGCGGTGCGGGTGTAGTTTTCGTAGATGAATAACTTGTCTGCTGAACAGGTGCGTAATCCCCATAGCTTGAAGCCATTGTGATTCACACAACAAGTGATGCCTTGTTCATTCAAGTAGTTGACATCGGTCGCACTGTCGTTAATGTCAAATGAAAGTGGTTTAGTCACGCCAGTGACGCCAGTTAAACCTTTGTTAGAAATGCAAGTGTGCCAGCCGTATTCTTTATCTTGATACGCACGCATTGCCGCCGCACGAACAACAGCATAATCCACTTCGGTTGTTTTGGTGTTCGGGTTGAACGACAAGAAATCGCCGAAAATCAGCATTAATTCACGCTGTGAGAAATTACGGCGATAAGTCACCGCTTCTTCTTTGGTTTTGGCTGAACCGCACGATGCATACACAAATCCATTCAGTTTTTTCGCCACGCTTAAAAGCTCGGTGGTGACATCTTGGCTGTCATACTTCGGCACGCAGAAAATACGCGGTTTCACGCCACAAACGGCAGCAGATACCAAGAACGCTTTTAAGCCAGTGCAATTGCCGTCGCTGTCCACTGTGCCGATGACGTTTGCTTTCATTGTGCTTTCGTCATCGCTTTCTTCCACACGAATGACCACAACTTTACAATTTACAATATCCGCAATGCCATCCAATGCACGGGATAATGTGCCTTTTTTACCGGCTTTCGCTTTGACTTCGGCGGTGATGCCTGTTAAAAGAGTGGGTTTATTGAGTGGGAAAACAGTTGCATCTGCATCTGCTGCCGTTGCCACTAAACCGATCACGGCAGTGGATGATGTGGTGAGTGTTCGCAAGGCTTCGGCAATTTCCGTTACCTTGACCCCATGGAGATATTCATCAGACATATTTTAGCCCTATGGTTTCTATTGGTTAAATAATGTCTTTATTGTGATCGAGAGAATAGAGCAGTGCGAGCGGTTGGAAGTGTGAAAAACGGGGTAACAAAATGCGGCCAAAATTGACCGCATTTTATTTAAATTAAGGCAGAGTTTCTGGAAATGGTTCGTTTGTAACCCAAGTTATAACAGGTAGCCTCATTAAATCAAGATCCTCTGTCGGCACATCTTCTTTAAATCGCAACTCAATATAATTATAGTTTCCCGTTCCACCTACATAAACCATTCCTACGTGATTTCCGTTATCATCATAAAACGGTAACATAAATGCTAGAGGAGTACGAAAACCATAAGGAATACCGTTTGTTCTTAAAAGATCAAATCGTTTAGCGTGAGTTTTCCGTTTGAAGTTTGAGTTATTTTTGCCATAAAAAGAAATAGAACTCCAAGCCCCGCCAGTGAAAGAGCATATTACAAGGTTATTTATCCTTTGAAGATACACAAATCCGCTTTTGATATTTATAGCACTTCTCATTATTCTATTACCTGTATCGCCAGATACAACATTCCATTGATTTCTTTGTTTCTGCCATAAGTACGCTCCAACGCCTGCACCGTCCAAAGAACTGTAAAAAGTTCCGTTCGGCTCATTACCTTTGACTCTATTCTCATAACCGTCCATACCGTCTTGAGGCCGAGCGAGAAACCTTGTCGTTTCAGGTTTGTCTGGTCGTCCATTTCCAGTGATTATTGGTGAATCGCTAGATTGACTAGCACCACCCTCTGGAATTTTCTTTTCAATCCGCTTAATTTCAGTTCCCATGAATTCAGCGAATTCTGATATATTCGCTTGAAATGCCATTATTTATTGTAACCTCGTGTGTAAGCTTCTTTTAAATTTACGCCATCTAGAGCGGTGAATTTTTGATTAAGTGCGGTTAATGCTTCATTGGATTGTGATATTTTTTGAATGAGTTTGTTCAAGCCATCTTCGCCTGTTTGAATGCCTTTCAGCATCTCACCAAGCTCTTTAATAGTATCAATGCTTGCATCTACTTCGCCACCTAATAACTCATTTTTGACATCGGCTTTTGCTTGATTTACAAGATCAAGGATTTTCTTAGCGGATAAGGTTGAGGCTTCATCGGTTGCGCTATCATTGATACCTGCTGCGCTACCTGATAGGCTGTTGATTCGCTCATTCATCTCATTGATTGCGCCAACAAGTGTATCTTTCTGAGATGTTGTTAGAGTTTGCATATCACCGATAAGCTTTACAATCTCTTTATCTTTCATGCCGACAAATTCAGCGAATTCTGTGATGGTTTGATTAAATTCTTGTCTTGCCATTAAAGCGCTCCGATGTTGTAGTGAAGAATTAATTCGTTGATGTTTGGTAATTTGCTTGTATCAAGATCACCGCCAATATTGGCATAACCTTTCTTGATGGTGATTTTGTGCCGTGGTTTGTTTTTGATTATTACTTTGTGCTTTTGTTTCGGCTTAATCTCTATTTTCATGACGGCCTCTAGTAACGTCCCGTTTTAACCATACTTTCCCGCCACAAAGAGTGTCAACAAATCCATTTTTATTAGTTTCTTGCAAATCCCAGACTGCTTCTTTCCAATCTGCATTTTCTGTCTGATCGTGCGACACGTGCAGCGTGATTTCGTTGTCTTTCACCGTTAATCCATTTGATGTTGATAATTTAATGGTTTCGGATTGACTTCGTTCCGGTGCAATATGCAAATCAAATTGACTCCCTGTAAAGTCCATCGGTGTATCGTCATCGTTGAAGAAAATTAATGTTTCAAGTTCATCATCGCCGCGAACCCATTTGAAAATAATATCTTCATCATCATTCACCAATTTGTTAATAGTATTGCTCATTTGGTAATCCCTTGATTGAACCGATAATCGCGCTGTTTGCCGCTTATTTCGCTTTCATATGCGGTTTTGCAATGGTTTTTATCTCTAAATAATCCATTGATAAACCGATAGAGTACACGCCAACGCTTTTTTGGTTGTTCAGCTAATATCGCTCCGCGATATGTGCGACTTGATAATGTTTCGTCTGCGGCACCACCCGTTAAGGCATTGAATAATTGGTCAATGGCGATGATGTTGTGGTATAGGTATTGTTTAAGCTTGCTGTTCATTCAAATGCTCCTGATAGGTTTTACTCCAACCAGTTGACCAGTTGTAATCCGTTGGATTTTCTGATTGTTCAAGCAATACTTTATGCATGTATGCGTTCTCATACATTTTTTCTTTAAGGGTTTTAACGGCGTTCCATACCGCTTTGAATTCTTCAAAATGGATAACTTGTGCGGTGTTATCTGCACAAATCAATGTGTAAGTATTATTTTTGCCGTTTAAGTCAAAATCCGCCTTAATCTCAACTAACGTGCTGCGCCCTTTGTCATCGGTATCAACCCATTTATTTATTTCAGGCACAAACACGCCGCCATTTACGCACTCATCGCGTTTAGCGTTGATTTGTGCGCGAACTTCTGCACGCTGTTTGATTAAGAGTTCGTCTTGTTTTTCTTTTGAAATGACAAACTGTTTTTTATCTTTGTCAAAAATGTGAAATTCACTTGTGGCTTTACCTGAACAGTGTATTTTCCCATTTTCCACCCATACAGCACCACCATTGGTGATACTTGCGGAGATTTCATCAATCTGCGTTTGTGTCTCTATATTAATCCATTCTGCATCTTCGCCTGCAGGATCTCGAAATGATAACGTTGATAAATTGAATTGCTTTAACATTAATTTTTCACTCCTATAGCAACAACTGAGACATTTGTTGGTTTAGTTACTGATATGTAAACAGAATTTCCACCTTTGAAGAACGCTCCAACTGGATTAACTGCGCCGCCTGAATCTATGGCGATTGCACTTGCTGGCCCGTCAAAAGATTCTGGCAAGTAGTAATCACCAGAGGAGTTCACAACTCCAACCTGCATTCTGATTATCATTAGTCTATTTTGTTTGATTTTAAAGACGTCAGCGCCTTGATAATGAGAACCGTACGATGAGGATGTTATTCCACCTATCAAACTATTTAATACGTGCGTTTGCCAATTTAATGAATTGCCATTCCCTGTAATTACATCACCTGCTGAACGAAAAACTCCAGTGTGTTCAAATTCCCAATTTTTGAAACTGCCATTATCCTCTACTAGATTAATTACGCCTCGTCCGAAATTGCCGTACTCGTTGTATCCAGTTTGTTTTGTCGTGTAACCAAGCGAAAATGCAGCACCGCTATTACCTCTACTCATCACTTTCCCTTTAATGAAAGGGTAAAATGTGCCAATGCTATTGGCGGCTGCCTCAATAACTTCAAATGGCGCTGAGTAATCATATTGCGAGCCATACCCACCGTACCCAATATGATCAGACTTCAATCCGTCATGTGACATGACCGCTTTTTTTATGTCTAGCCCGTTTTCTGACAAGATGGCTGTATATTCTGAATTCCCTTTATTATAAAAAACAACCCCATTATTTGAACTAATATTGACATACCCTGATGATTCTACGCTTCCTGTAGAAACTCTAGGCACAGCCAGCGGACCGCTCATTGTGTCGCCGTTTTTAGACACTCTACCGTTTGCATTGGTGTTGGCATTATCGGCAGAACGCTGTGCGTTATTCGCCTTTGATACGCCGTCATTTGCTGTTAGTTGTGCATTGTCCGCAGTCGATTTGGCTTCCACTCCTTTGTCGTAAGCTGTTTTTACGGCTGACGATGTCGCCACATTGTCATTACTTGTGCTAGTAACTGAATTTGATTTTTTGTTGTTTGGAATGTAATTACCAAGTGCGAGTTGAACTGTACTGATTAGCTGCGCGAGTTTTTTGCCGGCTCTTGCTGACAATCCTAGCTTGTCACTGTCAAGCCCTGTGTCATCTGTGAGTTGCACAATTCCCGCTTTTGTTGTGTCTGCTTTTTCGATTTCGTGTGAATGCCCGCTTTCATCAAATCCGTTTGTGGTTGATGATGTGATTTTTTTTGGGTTAAGTTGCTGACGTGTGACAAAAATCACGGAATTATCAATACTTAAAGTGACGGCTTGAGAATTGCTGACTTTTAAAATCATCCGCAACACTTGCACTTTGCCGCTTCCGCTTTCTAGTGTTGGTTTAAAGCTTTCAGGCGAATTGGCATAAGCCACTAATTTGTTTGTGCTATCGAAAACCCCCATTTCTCGGATATAAAACCCGCCCACATCTTCCGGAATGGTCAATTCAATAATGATTTGCTTATTGTTGCGTGGATCGAGTGACACGGCACTGACATTGGCTCGGTGTATCTCTTTCACTAACGCTGTACGGTCTGCAGTTGGGGTAACGGCTTGACCGTTACCATCTCCCACGGCAAAGCTTGAAAATTGAATTGGTTGATTGGTTGCGATGGCTTTGGCAAAAGCTTGTGTGCCATAGTCTGTTAATACTGTGAAATATTGTGCTGTCATATAAATCCTTAAATAGGGTAAACGCTGACGATTTCGCCTGTTTGTTGCCCAAAAAATGTGTTCATTGTGCCAGTTGGTGAAATGGCGATGGAGAGCTGTGACAAATGGCGTGAAACAGGTTTTACATCATTGATTAATCGCACTAATTCGTTATAAGTTTGCTCGTTCAATCCTGTTTCCGGCACTTCAACTGTGATGCTAAATGTGCCTGCTTTGGCTTGTGGTTTTTGGTTGAACCATTCTTTTAATTCAACAAGATATCCTATTGGTTCGATCACTCGTTTCACGGCGGCAATGGTGCCTTTGTGTTTATGCACAAAAAAAGATTGTTTAATTGCGATGCGTTTGACTTCTTCGCTCCAATCCTCGTCCCATTTATCCACCGAAAACGCCCATGCCAAGTAGGAAAGAAGCTCCGATGGACATCTGTCAGGGTTGATCAAATCAGCAATAATGACTGGATTTTCAACCGCGCTTTTTAAAATTTCTGCGGCTCGTTTTTCCAGTTTTGTTGAGCCTGTTGGCAATAGGTGGCTAGTAATCATCACTTACTACAATCTCAATATTAATATTTGTGCAATAGCCTGATTTTGAGCTAGGCAAAACAATATCGGCTGTTGGTGCGAGTAATTCCACTCGTTGAACGCCTTCAAGGTGTAGTGCAGCATAAATTCCCGATAAGCTAATATCTCGACCTAATCTGCGTTTTTCTGCGGTGTATGCAGTGAGTTTTTTCATTGCTTCAGCTTTTATTGCTTCATATTCAGGCCCACGATATAAATGCAATTTTGCTCGGATTTCGTATGTTTGGATTGTGGCACTTTGCACTGTTACACGATCCCCGATTGGTCGAATGGTTTCTTCATTCAATTTTTCTCGGACGGCTTTCAACACTTGTTCACTTGCTACGCCTTGCCCAGTTCGGCTTAAAATAGTGACGGTAACATTGGCGGGTTCAGGTGATACAACTGACACGTCAGCCACATCGGCGTGAGCGGATAAGGCGTGAAACACATAAGCGTTTCTTGGCCCTGCGACTGACATTCCTTCAAAGGCTAGTTGTGTTCTAATTCTAAGTTCCGCATCGCTTTCGTAGATTGCGGGCTTTGGTGGTGTCGTGGAGTTATCTTCTGCTTGGATAAGTAGGCGTTTTACGTTGTAGTTTGCGGCAATCACATCTAAATCGCTTCCTGTTGCATAAGCAAGCATTGTTGCTTGTGCGGCTTGATTAATGCGGGTGCGTTCAAGCAGTTGCAAATATACGACTTCTTGCAAGAGCTTTGTAATTGGTTCGCTTTCTAGGCTTAAACGAGACTGCCAAAATGGGCGTTCAGATTCTTCAAATAAATTGATGAATTCTTGTTTTCTTTCCGCAAGCAATGTTTCAAAATCAAGATCTTCTAAAACTTTTGGTGCGTCCAGTTTTGATAAATCAACTAATTCGCTCATTCTTACCGCCTAGCCATACATCATCATAATTGATGACGTTGTTTTGATTTTTTGTTCT